GGTTAATAGAGAGGAGGCCACCTCTTAAGGTTTGGCCGACCCCGGATTACCCGTAAGGGACGTCCAGGAATCGCTCAAACCGGTGGTGAGTTAACTCACTGCCAAAAGAGGGCGGTCAGTAGCGGCGCACCAGCACGCCAACCTATCGTGGACTTCCTTTCCATCAACGACCGTCTTCGTCTAAATAGACGATTGGGCGGTTGTGGATCGGATAACCCATCGAGTCGGAGCGGCTGATGGTGCAACCCTTACCCAACCCTATAGCCGGATATCACTAGAGCGAACCATCATTTAGATGTGTTTCGCCGAAGTGACCCGGCGAGGGGCCTTGACGCGAGGGCGACCGGAACGGGGAGTTACGTGATGACTGTTGATCACACCTATCAGGTTTTCAAGCCTGATATCTGTAACCGCCAGCTCACGCATCTTCCCAATCCCGGAAACCATCGCGGTCAAGTGGTTAAGGACACTTGCCTTGCTACTGGCCACGGTCTTGCTTGCTCTTGTCGACAAGGTCGCAAAAGGATCCAGGAAAAGTCTTACATCGAGATTCAACCATTGTTGAATATCGGAAGACTCCCTGACCTTATGCGCCTTGTCGAACTCTATCTGCAGTTCGGCGATATTTCTCCGAATTACAGCCAGAGGCGGCAAGAGCAGCAGTGTCGATTGGGCATCCAGCCCCTGAGGGAACAAGTCGAAAAACCTTGGAAGCTCCAACTGGAACTTCTGAAGTTTGCCGAGTTGCCCCTTAATTGCATCCTCCAGTACTCTTGCTTTGCACTCATTGAGCCAAATCATCAGACGCTCATGGAGCAGTCTGGGATTGGACTCAAGGGAGCAGGTAAGAATACTGCCCATGACCCTACGAGCCAACACCGTTGACTTATAGAGTCGTAGGTTCCTGCTATCTTCTCTTGAAGGTAGTAGGAAGAAGTTGTACGCTTTTTCCGACAGGCGGCCACCATAACCGCCTGGAAGAAGAAGTGACAACAGCGATGCAATCAAGCCCCGGGTCACCAAGGTAGCAGACCGAGGCATCCACCGCATCTCTACCTCTCTGAACCAGGTCGCGACCTCATAATAGGAAATGTACTTCACACCCTTACCGGATGGTAAGGATGGAGTCCAATCCTTTCTGAGACGCATGGCCTCGAACAGAGAGCCTAGAGGGGCGGGGGACACCTCAAGACCACGGTGTATCCATCTCTTAGCAAATTCATATGTGTCATTAGACACATGCGTCTTTGCGTCAGAAACGCTTACACCTATCGCGTCAAGAAGGGTACGGTACTCCTTGGCAACATCGTGGTGGTTAATCACGATGTCGTCTCCGAGTAAAGCATACCGCGAGAACTGGACACCTAGTCCAGCTCTTCTGGCAGCTAACCGTACCAGCGCATGGTGAGATATAGCAAACACTGCCCATGAACTGTAGGCACCCATTGGTTGCCCAACAGCATAACGTATGCTGTTGTGCTCCCAAGGGACCACAAACTCACGGTCAGTGCATGCTCTCCGCCATGCGGCCGCATATTCAGGTGAGATGAGCTGCGCAAGGACGGTCTCCTGTAAAGTACAGGGGAACCGATCCGTTGCCGCGCTCAAATCAATCGAATAATACGGTCCTTGATTCGATAGTGTGGCCCTGAAGGAACCTTGGTTATACGTGCAGTCCGGCTTCAGCCCCTTCAGGAAGGCCATACAGGCCTTATGAAGAGGGTAAAGAGCAGACTGTGTCGCATAATCCAAGATTCCTACAATCCGCATCTTGGCTTCCTTGTCCCTGATCTTAGCAAGCTTGGATAAGCGACCTTTCGGTTGCAACCCAAACTTACTAAGCCAGGTAAGGGGGCTCAGAGACCGGAGGGTACCAATTGATTGGACTAACTCCTCGCCTCCCAGGAGAGCCAGATCTTTTATCTGGTCTTCTGAGAGTAAAGAAGCGTCCTCAATTGATCCCACCAGGGCTTGAGCGTTTGGACCGGCTTTGGTTGTGACGTGCCATCCTTCCCACTGTGGAAGGGGAAGCTTCCATCTCAGCTGCCGTACGACTGCTGCAAGTTCAATCCTTATACAAGGATCAATTTGAACTGTACAGGGGTCTACGACAGTACTGAGATCTGGCTTCTTCCAGCCCGGCAGTACTCGGCTAACATTTAGTAGTGTTAGTCCGAGCCTGATCCGAGGCGGATCACGATCACGGAAGAGATCGGAAATCACGAGCTCAGGGAGCCCGT